GGTTTATGCCAAAATTGTTTGTAATAAATTTCTCCGTCACTTATTAGGGCTGCTACATAACTTAAACTACTTGGTGATGTTAATAAAATATCAGCAGCAACTAATTCAGTAAAAGTTTTACAAATATCTTCATCTAGATGAAATATTACATCTTCTTTTTGTAAAATAGCAAAATTATTCATCTCACCTTGAGAATATATATGAAATAGTAATTCCTTATCGTGTTCCTTATATTTGTTTCGTATTCCATTCATTATATTTAAATAATATTCATTTGGAGTTGTAATTCTCGCTCCTGCGTGTCCTCTATCGTGGGAGTTCTCTCTTCTGATGTGAAGAGCAATATTTTTTTTATTATTTTTAAAAACATTCCTATCTTTATTTTCCCAAAAACATTTTTTTATAAACTTTAAATGAACTTCGTTACAAATTTGATCTATATTGTCGTCAAACCATGTTTGTATGTATTTTCCAAAATGAATATCTTGCGCAACATTATTAGTGTCATTTTCAATATTGTTTTTTAAATTCATTAAACTTTCAATATTATTTATATAATTTGGGTCATTTTTATAATTATGTTCCATTTTTTTTATAGGTCTGTAACCAAAATTTAAATTATTGTATACACAAAATAGATAGGTTTCAATTATTTTTTGATATGTTGCACCAAAACCTTCTATTTGAAACATATTTGTATATACGTTTGACATATAATTATTAATATGAATACTATTTATATTAATAAATATTGCAAATACTATTTATATTAATAATTATTTTGATTAATAAACCGTTGATTATAATTCACATTTCGTTTTTCAATATCAGAATAACAAGGTAATTGTCCTCCAAATAAATGTTCATAATAAATAAAATTATGTTCTAATTGTAATGGTTTCCAACATTGGTCCAGTGCCCATAAATTAGGATCATCATTTTTCATTAAATGTAATACAGAATCTTTATTCCGTTTTAATAATATTTCTACCATTTGTTGTGTTAATATATAACACGTTGCGGTTTGATTATTATTTATTTTATTGAACTCATTAATGTAATTTTTGGTTACTGTATTTCCCCGAGGCGTCAATACTAATATATCCCAATTAGTATTGTCTTTTATTTTTTCAAAATCTTTTAAAAACTCTTCAAAATGTGAAGGATTAAATATAAAAAAATCATCCTCCATTATTAAATAATGACTCTCTTGTTTTTTTGAGATTTCTGTCAAACATTTAATATGAGACAATGAACATCCAATATCTCCTCTGTTATTATAAATTGCTTCCATACGTTCTATATTTTCAAAGAATGGATATTGTTGTTTCATTGTTTCAATATGCGTTTTGCGATCTTCCCGATGTTTTAAGTTAATATAATAACCGATCATTAATAAATATAGTAAAATATATTTAAATATATAAAAGTAAATATATTAATATGAAAACAGATTGTGATTATTTGCTTCTCATTTTAAATTGTGAAAAATACAGAAACAAGGCATTAATACAAAAACAATTATGGCTACATTATTTACCGGAAAATATAAAGTATTATCATATTATTGGTAATAAGGAAAAGTGTCAAAATGAAACAATTGTTATAGATGAAAAAGAACGTATTATTTATACAAATACAAACGATGATTATAATAGTTTACCTTCAAAGGTGATTACAGCTTTACAAGGGGTAAACCAACATTTCAATTTTAAATATATTTTTAAAACGGATGATGATCAGCAATTAGTAAAACCCCAGTTTTTTCATCAGTTACCAAATATAATAAATTCTATACAAAGTCATTATGGTGGATATAACGTTGAAGTTCCTGACCATATTAGTAGTTATTATATGGTTCACGACTGTTTACCACGTGATTTATTATTAAACGCGTGTAATTATTGCAATGGACGTTTTTACTTTTTGTCAAAAGAAGCGGTAACACATTTAATAACAAAAAAGACGAGCATAGAAAAACATATTATTGAAGACCATGCAATTGGTTTATATCTAGATGACAACTACAAAGCAAATATGATGAATTTCGATACGCGTAAAATATTTATTGATCATATAACTTAAAAATATAATTATATACACTGCAATGATTAAAATACGTGTATTTTGCAGTTTTTCCCCACCCGATACTGATGACAGTGAAGCATTTATTAGAACGTCCGAGTTAAAAGATGACCCGGAATACAATACAGTATATTGTTTTACAAATGACGATGATTATACGCATGCAATATTATTAAATACACCAATGCCCGAATTAAAAATACCCAAAGAAAATGTGATTGGTTTAGCATTCGAGCCCATACAATTTTTAGGATTAACCCCCCAATTTGTAGATTATGCACAAAAATACATAGGAAAATATTTTATAGGAAGCAAAGGGGATTTACCTGCGCCTTTTATGGAGCATTTTGCATATATGTGGCATATGACACCATTAAAAACAGTAAAAAAAGAAAAGANNAATTTAATGTCGATTATGATTTCAAATAAACTTCAAGCAGAGGGACATAAATATAGACANGTATTGGCAAATAAGATATTGGAAAGTAATTTACCCATAGACATTTACGGGCANGGGTGCAAATATTATTGGAAAACATCAGATAATAGATTAAAAGGTGAGTTTAAAGATCAACGTTTAATGTTGGAAGANTACAAATATCATATTTGCGTTGAGAACTATNAAAGTAGTCATTATTTTAGTGAAAAAATAATGGACACATTACTATGCAATACGGTACCGNTATATATGGGATGTNTAAATATCGACACATATTTCCCCCAAAATGTTATACATTTAACAGGAGATGTGGAAAAAGATTGGAAATTATTGAAAGACATTTGTAATTACCCAGACAAATATAGCCGTAAAATAAACATTGATGAAGTTAAGCATACAATTTCAATAAAAAGATTAATTGAAAATAACTTTTATAGTACTAATATATAAATGCAAAGAGAACAAAGAATTAATCCAAATACCCCCCATTTAGTGATTGGACAACAAGACCGTACGGAAGACTTAAATAGACGTATTAATAATCGCTTGATACCCGATAGTGACTTACAACCGAATTTTGATTTTAGACCAATGAGTACAAAACAAAGTGTATATCCATCTAAAATATTCGATAAAAATAGCAAAGTGTTATTAGAAGAGCATTTAGCGTTTTTACCTCAACAAACATTTAATCCGGGAAATACTAAATCCCACGTTTCCGGATTTATGAGTAATGTAGGTGTTGAAAGTCATTTAAAAAACATTGGCACTCCTAATGCCAAATACGGTTCAAATATTTACGTTCCCAGCAGTAACAGTGATTTGTATAAATCAACCATACAACCAAGTGAAAGTGATGAAACCCATTCCTTATTATTTAGACGCTTTGGGTTTGAAACAAAGGATAAATTTCATCCAAATATTGGAAACGATATGTTTTTTAATCATAGCCGCACGCAATTAAGAAATCAAGAAAGTTAATTTGTGATTTTATTATATAAATCACAAATATATGTTAATCAATCTATATAATTTTATTACAATACGCACACATAAAAATCAAAGTTTACAACCATTGATACTTATTTCGTTTATAGCAATCTTGTATTTAGTATACAAATATTTAATGGTACCTGAATACGAGTATGTAGAAGGATTTGATCAAAAATGCCCTTATATATTTAAAGAGGGACAGTCTATTTATGATGAATTTTATACAGAGGTATACGATAAATTATTTTGTAACGAAGAACGCAGTTATCACGAAATGGTAGAAATGGTGGATATGACGCAACCAAGTGTTAATAGGTCAAATATGTTGGATTTAGGAAGTGGAACGGGTTGTTTAATGAATCATTTTAAATCCCAAGGATATAGCATACATGGTTTGGAGTTGTCGCAAAGTATGATAAATAAATCGCGCGAACAATATGAGAATTTAAATATCCGCAATGGAAATGCAAATGACCCATTAACATTTGAACCCAATACATTTAGTCACGTAATGTGTACAAATATGACAGTTTATGAATTCAAAGATAAATATAAATTGTTCAATAACGCAAATCGGTGGTTGAAACACAATGGTTATTTTATAGTTCATTTAGTAAACGTTGACAAATTTGATACGACTGTTCCCGCAGTTAAACCGAAATTAATAATGAATCCTCAGAAGTTTTCAAAACAACGAATAACAAAGAGTAAAATAGACTTTGATGGGTTCTCTTATATTGGAAATTATGATATTAAATCAAAGCGGAATAAAATTATAATAAATGAATTATTTGAAGATTTCGAGAACAAACAAAAACGGGAACAGGAACACACACTATATACTGAGTCGATTGATACGATTATAAATATGGCCCAAAAATGTGGATTCCACGTTCATGCCAAGGCAAAAATGTTGAATGTCAATGGAGATAATCATCAGTTTTTGTATGTATTTGAAAAAATACATTGACCAGGTTCTCTATATTCATAATAAAGAGTATGATAAATGAAATAAAAATAATTATATATGTGTATAAAATATGTACGAATTAATAATGGTTATAATTATAATTGTGATATTTGAAAAAATGCACCAAAATACAATATAATTATATATTAATGTTTGATCTTATAATTGCAGTATTAATTATTACAATTATAATATATTTGGCCTATATTAAAATAAGATATCCTTATTGGTCCAGTCAGCCGGTTTATCATAGTTATGATTTATTTAATATATTTTACGGAGAACCCTATGTCTATTTGAAACAACCCTATAAATCGAAATATTACGATTGTCTTAGAGTTAAAACCGAAAAATACCTTGATTTAGAGGTCAAGTCCAAGATTATAGCGTTATTGCAAACTAATTATATAGAAAGTGACGAATTATTATACGAAATAAACGAAAAATCACTTGACGAGATATATAAAGGTTCTCAATATCCTTGTTTTATTAGTAATTATATTGATCAAACATTTAAGTATAATGATGGAAAATTACAAATAAACAAAATGGATTATGTGCAGGGGATGATAGGTAGCAAACCAATATTATTTAATGGGATGAATTTACAATATATTGTACATCAATGTTGTGAGAAAAACGAAAAAGATAATAAGAAGATAAATAGAACGTTATTACAGAGTCATGTATATAATATAATGAATCAATGTCCAGATAATCAAGGTTTTTTAATGCGAAAAAACATAGACGATTTCGATGGGGTAGTGCCGTTAGTGTGTTATGATACATATTGTGTGAGATTAGATTATAAAGATAAAAAGTATACATTACCCCAGGGTCATTTTATAATAAAGGGAGGTTCTCAGCAATTACAAAAAATTCAGGAATTTGTAACAAATATGCGAATGGATTACAAGATATGTTATGATTTGGTTTATGATAATGATGTTATCATTTATTTATACTATATATTAGAGAATATATGTGGAATATACGTATTTAAAAAAACCCAAACGTATGATGAAAATGAAGAGGGATATATATTGGATTTTGTGAGTAGTTATAGTATAATGGAGAACCCCGATGATTTTTGTAGGGGTTTTGATTATTTATGTGGATTATTTGTAAAAGAAAATATAAAAAAAATGCATATCCATGATTTGGCACATAATAACATTTGTATAGAGCGTTGGAAACACCCTGTATATAAATACAAGAGTAGTTTATATTTATACAATGTGATAGTTCCAGGTAGTCCAGTTCAAAATGGTCAAATATTTTCAATGTCATAATCGACCATATTTTTGATGAGCGTGTCAAAATCGATACTGGGTTTCCAACCGAGTTCCTTATTCGCTTTTGTTGCATCCCCTAATAATAATTCAACTTCACACGGTCGGTAATATTGTGGGTCAACGCGTACATAAACGTGACCATCGCTTTTATCAATCCCAATCTCATTTTCACCAGTGCCTTCCCAGGTAATAAATATATCTGTGTGATTAAATGCCTTTTCAATAAATTCTCTTACAGTATGAGTTTCACCTGTTGCGAGCACGTAATCATCGCATTTATCTTGTTGTAACATAAGCCACATACCGTGTACATAATCTTTTGCGTGTCCCCAATCCCGCTTTGCGTCTATATTGCCAACTTTCAAACAGTCTTGTAGACCCTTTGAAATTTTTGCAACGGCTTGTGTAATTTTCTTAGTTACAAAATTATGACCACGGCGAGGAGATTCGTGATTAAATAATATACCATTGCATGTAAACATATCATAGGATTCGCGATAATTTTTAGTAATCCAATAACTATATAATTTTGCAACCCCATATGGACTGCGGGGATAAAATGGTGTTGTTTCGGATTGAGGTGTTTCCTGAACGAGACCATATAATTCACTGGTAGATGCCTGATAAAAGCGAGTTATATGTTGAATATCATTCTGTCGAATTGCATCCAATAAGCGAAGTGTCCCCAATCCATCGACATTGCCAGTATATTCTGGCATTTCAAATGATACTTTTACGTGCGATTGTGCTGCCAAATTATAAACTTCAAATGACTTCATATCTGGTTGTTCTTTACGTATATTAAAAATGATTTGGAAAAGATTATTGGAATCGGATAGGTCTCCATATACTAATTTTAGTTTTGGATTATTATATAGATGTTCAATGCGTTGGGTGTTAATATTAGAAGATCTACGTATAATACCATAAACCATATATTGCTTTTCTAATAACAGTTCGGCCAAATAAGACCCGTCCTGTCCAGTAATACCGGTTACAAGTGCAATTTTAGAATTTGTATTGTTAAGTAAAGTATCAAAAAACCCTTTGGGTAAATTCAACATAATAAATATATTGAATGGTTTATAAGTTATTTTATTAAATATAATTATTTATTAAGTATAATTATTTTTTTTTAGGTGCAACCTTCTTCTTTGTGGTTGTTTTTTTTGCTGTTTTTTTATTAAACTCGCTGCTTTGGAGTTTCATTCTATATAATTTATATTTATCATATTCGTATTCAAGTGTACCCAGTTCGCTGTACCACATACGTTGAATACTCATATTTGTCAAATATTCGAGTTCTTCTTGTGTCTCTTTTTTCTCGTTCATAATGTATTCAACGTTTTCGGTAGTAACGGAATCCATTGGCATTTTTGTCAAATATTTATAATTATCGTCAATTTTGTAGTAATCCAATCCGTCGAGAAGGTCGTGTACATCTTGTGAGGTTTTACGACGCAAATCGATTTCGTTGTTTAGAATCTGGTTAATATATCGCGCCTTGTTGGTCATCTTCAATAACTTTTTGCGCAAAACGGACATAAGAAATGCTTTTCTAATTTCATAAAATTTCATACGCATAATAATAAATTCTTCAATAATTTCGGAAACATTATTGTATTTTTTCAGTTTATGGTTTGGGTCAAATAGATGCATATTAGTTGTACTGGTAGTAGTAGTTAGTTTCAGTAATTTCTCAACCCCATTGATTCCATTTGCATCAACGATTGACTCAAGCGTCGTAAGTTTACCGCGAGGAAATGTGATTTCAATATTAACGTTAATTTCGGTAGAAAGAGATACAAAATCGCGAATTTCGGAAGGTTGTTTTTTTCCATTTTTG